CCAATTCAAATTTCATCCGGGCATCAACCTCACACTCTTCCCGTATGCGCGTGACCATGTCCCTAAACTGTTCATTGTCAGCATAATCCTCATAGAACTTACTTCTGGAAATCCCGGCATACACGCAAAACCCCTCAATCGTGTAGGTCACGCTGCGTTTTAGTTCCTTGCTCACAAATTCAGAATTCTTTGAACTGAAATCATGGGTAAGCACCATCTTGTTATCACAATCGGCTTTGTATGCTTCCCACGCAGCTTCTAACTGCTTTACAGATCTGAATTTCCGTGGCCTGCCCATGAAATCACTTCCTTTCCCCCCTATCTTCCAACTGTTCCAGCGGGAAGCCCGATCTGCTCAGTTAAGGAAGCAAGCGAGCTGCCGCTGCTCTACCCTGCAATAACAAAAGGCGCAACGCATTTACACCTTTTGTCGTATGTCAAAACTGGAATCACCGCAAACCTCAAGCTTACAGTGATTCCAGTTTATACTATAGCATTTTTAAAACGAACATATCGAACAAAACGAACAAACTTTAATTATTTTTCCATAAATCTGCTGAATTCCATCCGCACGCTGTCCGCAGTCGCCTGTCTTCCCATGCTTCGTGCTACCTCTTCCCAGGTTTTCTGTTCGAACACCCGTTTCCGGATAATCCGCTGCATCCGTAAAGGGATCGTGGCCATCCAGCTCTCTACCTGCAGCTTAATCTGTTCCGCATTCTTCCTTCGTTCCTCCAAAATCCTTTCCTCCGCTTCCAAGGCCCCGGGATTGCTGATTACCGAATAGGAAAGCCCCCGTACATGAAAATGCTTTTGTGTATAAGGGAATTCCGGCATGGAGCCTTTGACGACACACTGTTCAATCGCCCTCCGCCGCTTCTTAAGCCGCTGTATCTCCGCCTCAGTCTCCCTGATCAGGTCACATGCCTCCATGTACTGTACCAGTATTTCTTTGTCCAACAGCCTCCCCCTCCCTGTCAATCGGTCGCATCTCTTGCGACGTCGCAATGATTACTGTTCAAGTATAATCGTTTTGTCCTTGCCAATCGCATAGCCATATTCACGATTAGCACCCCGTGACTGATGCCATCCCTTTAACATATAAATGCTGTCTGCCATGTCCAGCATTGTAAAATCCAGTTCTTTCTGCGCCTTTGCAAAGTGTTCCATGTAATCCGGCACTCCTGTCATGCCGCCTGATATGTAAATTCTCGTTTTACTCATTTTCACTCACCCCAATCCTTTGTCTGTCTGCATTTTGATCTGTCCGATCCTTACTTTGAGGGCTTCCAGAAGCCCGTCCTGCGTCACCCGTTTATTCTGCAGGGCGTTCATGACCATCTCATCCATCCCGCCATCAACCACCAGATGATGGATCACTACATTCTCGGTCTGCCCCTGCCGGTACAGACGGGCATTCGCCTGCTGGTACAGCTCCAGGGACCAGTTCAGTCCGAACCAGACAATGATATTTCCGCCTGCCTGCAGGTTTAACCCGTAGGCAGCGCTGGCCGGATGCGCCAGCAGCACATCCGTTTTCCCTTCGTTCCACCGGGTGATGGATTCAGGCCCCTTTAATTCCCCGATCCTGAGTCCGGACCGGCCCAGGCGTTTATATATCCTTTCCCGGTCATGCTGGAAATTATAAAACACCAGGACCGGCTTTCCCTGCGATGCCTCGAGGATCTCGCAGAATGCATCCAGCTTTTCCGTATGGACCTCAACCGCTTTCCTGTCCACGTCATAGACCGCGCCGTTGCAAAACTGCAGCAGTTTTCCGGAAAGGACGGCCGCCGAACCGGCGTCCAGGGTTGTCTCGTCCACCTCCAAAAGCATCTCTCTTTCAAACTGCTCATACGCCTTCCTGCTCTTTGCATCAAGTGCCACATGGATCACGTTGTCAATCCTCTCAGGCAGTTCCAGGTAATCCAACGCGGAAAGGCTGATGCAGATATCCGATATCCGCTCCCGGATCCGCGTTTCCGCTCCCGGCAGGGGCGCGTAAGAAAAAATCACGTCCCGGTTCCTGGATGCCGGTGAGAAAAACTCCCGGCGGTACTGCCCGATCTGCTTACCCAGCCGTTTCCCTCCGTCCAACAGATATACCTGGGACCAGAGGTCAATCAATCCGTTTGGCGCCGGCGTCCCGGTCAGGCCGCATATCCTGGAAATATGGCTTCTCACCAGGCGTAAGCTTTTAAACCGCTTCGACTGCGGGTTTTTAAAGCTGGACAGCTCGTCTATGATGACCATGTCAAACGGCCAGTCATTCCGGTAGTAGTCTACCAGCCACGGTACGTTATCCCGACTCAATACGTACAGGTCCCCGGGAGTGTTCAGCGCCCGGATCCGCCGGCTTAGGCTTCCCAGCACCGGGATTACCCGCAAAAGTCTCAGATGGTCCCACTTTCCGGCTTCCCTTGTCCAGGTATCCTCCGCCACTTTTTTCGGTGCGATCACCAGGGCCTTATGGATGGCAAACCGGTTATACCGCAGGTCATTGACTGCCGTCAGGGTGATCACCGTCTTCCCAAGCCCCATGTCCAGGAAAAGCCCCAGCTCCGGTTCGGACACCAGACGGTTGATGCAGTACCGCTGGTAATCATGCGGGATGAACTTCATACCGGTCCTCCGGTCTGCTTTGCGGACCTGATGGCCGCAATTACTGCCTGTATGTTCTCCGGACTGTCCAGAACCAGGACCGTGCATCCCATACCCCTGAGTGCTGAAATCTGCCTGGCCTGCAGTGCCGTCAGCTGCTTTCCGGGCGCTTTCAGCTCCACAAAACCGGTCACCCCTCCTGAAAACACCACCAGACGGTCAGGTACTCCGGCATTCCCCGGGGACGTGAATTTATACGCCCGGCCGCCAGCTGCCAGCACAGCCTTTCGGAACTTTTCTTCAAGATCTTTCTCTCTCATGTCTCACCTTCCCTTTCCCGGCATCCGGCCGGGCCTGGTAACATTCATTACAAAATTCCCCTATATATATACGCGTACAGGGGTGCAGGGGTATATATACCCTTATTACCCTTTATTTTATATTTTTATATAAAAAGAATGTTGCCATTGTTGCATTACCCGTTTTCCCTTGCAAATTAAGGGTTTTTCCGGTAACATTCGAATGTTCCCGATTGTTTCCTTTGTTTCCGGCCGTTTCCCTGGAGAATGTTGCCGTTCCCGGAATGCACCAGAAATGTTGCTGCTTTTTTTCATATCCGGACAAAGCCCCTCTGCTTTCCGTAGTACGGTCCGAACCCGATCGGCCCCGCGCTCCTTTTCCATCCATCCAGGGCAGACAGGATGGCATTGATTTCGTGGGAATCTCCTTTTTTCATCAGTTTCAGGTCTCCGTAAAAGCATTCGCACCAGATTTCAGCCGCACACACCCTGTCACGGGGGCAAAGCAGGTTTTCATCATAGTCCTTCCCCGCAAAATTCCAAAACTCCCGGCGGGCCTGCAGATCACGCCTGTTCCAGTCAGACGGCACCGGCCTGCCCAGAAACTCCCGGATGATCCCTTCCTTCGGGTTACTCTCCTTATGTTCTTCCTGCTGGCGGACTGCTTCCTCCGCACAGGCACCCTCCAGGTACAGCTTCTCGCCACATTGCCAGCGGACGACGGCCTCCGCCCACAACTCGTCTACCTCGCCGGAAAACTGCAGATGGATGTTTTTCGTTGGCGGTCTTTTTCCCAGGTCTACAGGCCAGAACCTCCGGTTGCCCGTAAGGTCTTTCAGGTATTCCTTTTCGTTGGTAGTCCCTACGATAATGCACGAACGCGGGAACGGCCTCGTGCGGCGGCCGTAAGGCTCCCGGTAAACATCTTCCGTCCTGCTTAAAAACTGTTTGACCGTATTCATTTCCGACCGGTTCATTCCCGTCAGCTCCCCGGCTTCCACGATCCAGTATCCCTGGATCAGCTCAGCAGCATCCTTCCCTTCAAACGTCGTCAGGCTTTCCGAATACCAGTCCCTTCCAAGCATCCGGAAAAAGGTGCTTTTTCCAAGGCCCTGCGCACCCGACAGGATCAGCATGGCATCAAACTTGACTCCAGGCTGCATCACACGTGCGACAGCGGCAGCCAGCGTTTTCCTTGTTACGGCTCTTACATACGGGCTGTCCTCTGCGCCGAAATAGTCAATCAGGAGGGTGTCCAGCCGGGGCGTCCCGTCCCATGTAAGTCCATTTAAATAATCCCTAAGCTTATGCTGCTTATGTGTATTGGCATACACGGCCATGGCATCGTAAATCTTCTCTTTTCCGGTAATCCCGTATGTTTTTTCAAGATAATGCCGCAACCCCGCGTCGTCTTCATCAGCCCATGCCCTGGGGGCTTTGTAATACGGTACGGTGTCCCATGGCATGGGCAGCCCGACCACAGCCCGGTTGGCAAACTCATCATGCCAGAAATGCCCGCAAAGCCTCGGGTCATGGCTCAGGATCAGAAATACGTTGTCTATGGTACTCAGGGGCACACCGGTCCTGGAATGGCACTTTAACAGCCCCATCCAGTCCAGTGACTGTCCATCCGCAGGCATATCGGAAAACTCCTCCTGAGCCTTCTGGTAGCGCTCTGCGGCCAGTAATTTAGCTACAGGCCCCTGCGCCATGGCAAACTCACACATGGCCTTAAACGACGGGAGCTGGGCCACCGGCGTTTCCGGCTTTGCGTTATAATCCTCGTCCGCAAATTTATGGAGCCGTACCAGGTCAAACGCATTGCACAGCTTCCCCGATGCCGGGTCTGTCGCATGATGGCTGTACAGGAAATTTCCTCCCTCATACAGCACCGCGCCCCCGACGGTCGATCCTTCGCTGTAGGTATAGCGGCCGTCCCCGCATGGAACATAAGCGTCCGGGATAAACTCTGCTATGGCCTCCGGGATACTGTAGGTCCTGCAGAATGCGCCTACCACACCCTGCTTTTCCAGCGGATTCCCCTGCTTTTTTGCGGACCGGTCCCTGATTTTTGCCGCTCCAGGGACCTCCGGCCACTCGCTTATGTTCCTCCAGTCCCGGTACAATGCTAACATCCCGTCTTTTGACAAGAATGGCTTGTCACCATAAAGGAATACAAAATCACTGTCCCTGCTGCAGCCCGGCCAGTACATCAGGCGCACGGTCTCAAAGGTGGTCGGATCAAACATCCCCATCCCGAGAAACTGTGCTGCTTTTCGGGCAATCGGTTCATATTCATCCGTGGCGCATGGCTTATCCAATGGCAGGATAATGCGCAGACGGGGGGCTGCCGGCTCATGCTTTCTGGTCGAATACAATACATACGCGCAGCCCAGCCCATCTACGGCATTGATAACCGCCTGGGTCCCCCCGGGAGCAATGCTGTCCGCATCCAGCGTCACCAGATGGCGGGCGCCGGCGTTTTCATTCCGCCTTGCCTCTCCCTGTAGCTCCCCGCCGACAAACCCGCCGATGTCCTTTAAATCGTCCTGCTGCGCCCTGCTAAGTCCCTTGTACTCTGCCAGGCTCTCCTGTGTCCGTTCCGGTTTTGACACCCGCTGCACAAACTCAGACCAGAACATTTCCTGCAGATGCCAGGACACGGACTTTCTGCTTGTACCGGTTGATATTTTGATTTTCCTGTCATTTGCAAACACAGCGCTACTCCTTTTTATAATAGTCTCCCGTGAACCCGTCCGCATTAAGCGGCAGGCCCTCCGCCCACGCCGGCGCCATACACATAATCCGGATGGCCTCATCAAGGCTCTGGCCGGATCCGTCCGGCACCTCCAGGATAACCTCATCGTGGATGTGGAAACAAATCCGGTATCCCGCTTCCTTCAGGTTCATCATGGCGTTAGCCAGGCAGTCCCGGGCAACTGCCTGCACGATATTCTCCACAAGCTTCCCGCCATAAGTCGGAACCAGCTCCCACTTATTGGTTTTCTGGTTTTGGCCCATGTAATGGATCTGGTCCGGATTCCGTTCATTGGGGATCAGACGGGGCTGTACGTAAAACAGTTTTCTGCCGCTGGGCAGCGTAACCATCAGCCGGCCTGCGTCCCGGGAAAAGGTAATCCCGTTCGGAAGGGATGATGACACTCCGGACTCAATACATTTTGCCGCATGGCGTTCCACGGCCCTCCACAGATCCACAATCCGTCTGTTTGACGCCCTCCATCGCCGGACAATATCCGGCAGGTCCTCTTCCTTCAATCCCATCTGTAAGGCCCCCATCTGGATCAGGGCGCCGGCGGATCCCTGATATCCAAGCGCCAGTTCCGCTACTTTCCCCTTAGCCCGCAGGCTGTATTCCGGATTGCCTTTCCGGATCCGGTCAATCGGCACGCCGAACATGGTGCTTGCCGATGCTTCGTAGATCTTCCCGTGAGTCCTGAATACCTCCAGGCGCCACGTTTCCCCGGCAAGCCATGCGATCACTCTTGCCTCAATGGCGGAGAAATCCGCCACGGCAAACCTGCAGCCTTCACCAGGAATAAACGCCGTCCGGATCAACTGGGACAGTACATCCGGGACATTCCCGTAAACCACCTTTAATGCATCCACCTTCTGCTTTTTTACAAGCTCACGCGCTATATCCAGACCTTCAATATAATTCCTCGGGAGGTTCTGGACCTGTACCAGGCGTCCCGCCCATCTCCCGGTCCGGTTCGCCCCATAAAACTGTAATAGCCCCCGCACCCTCCCGTCCCTGCAGATAGCAGAGTCCATGGCTTCATACTTTTTCACGCTGGTCTTTGCCATCTCCTGGCGGATTTTCAGCATCTTCTTTACGTTGGAAGCCGTATCGTCCGATGTCAGCAGTTCGGCCACAGTCTGTTTGTTAAGGCTTCCCACTTCCAGATCCGCATTATCCCGGATCCATTTCTTCAACTGCGCCACGCTGTTTGGGTTATCCAGTCCCGTGATAGCCTTTGCCCTGCCGGAGAGTTCATCCGTCATATGGGCGCTGATTGCCATCGCGCCTTTTATGAGTTCCGTGTCCAGGGCAGTCCCGCGGATATTGATTTCCTGGTCAAGCACCCACAATTCATGCTCATACTCCGGCACCGGGTACCGCTCGATCCTTTTTGCAATCTCCCGCTCTGTCACAACATCCTGTTTACAGTATTCCCTGAACAGCTTCCATTTCTCCGGGGAATGCTCCGGTAAATTTCTCCGCCTCCCACCGTTCCGCTTCGTAGGGGCGCATGGGGCGCAGAAATATTTGATCAGGGCCTTTCCCTCGGCCATCTTCCGCTTATCCTCCGGAAACTCCATCTCCCTTCCAATGTCATCCAGACTGCCGGTATAACCGCAATACCATGCGTGAATCATGGTGCAGTGCCATTGTTCCAGGGGCGTCTCGAAAAATTTACTCAGGCAGTAATACTCAAAGGCTGCATTAAATGCAGTCTTGACAACCTCCGGCCGGTGCAGGTCCATGATTGTGTAATACGGGATTTTCTCTCCCTGCTTCAGGTCCACGATCTGTACCGGTCCGTCATCATACTGGTATGCAAAAAGCAGAATTTCAAAATCCGGGGACTGCACGTATTTGTACAGCCCTGATTTTTGAAGATTAACGCTGCTATAGGTTTCAATGTCGATGCTCAGGGTAATCAAATCCCCATCACCCCACCACCGATTGCCCGGCCGGTGACGGGGTCTATCATGGACGTCTGATGCGTGGCGGCTGCTGGTGGCGTATAAGGCTGTCCATAACCCGTGTACGGCCCGGGTGAAGGCGCCGGCGGTACTGGCCGGTATGAGGTACTCTGAGCCTGTGCCCCATTCCACGCGTTTGTTCCTCCGAAATCTTCCTCCGCGGTAGTCCGTCCGGATAACGGCTCTCCGTCTGCAATCTTCTGCACGTTGTTCAGGCCGCACCCTACGCCCTTGTTTCCGTTTTGATTGTATGCATAAAAGCTGACGGTTGCCCGTGCATAGCAGCCGGAGTAAAAAGCATTCGGGTCAATGATCGGCTGTATGTTCAGGTCTACTACTGACGGCCGTGTTTTGCTGGATGCCCGCACAACCCAGCATCCCCTGCACTCCTCCCCGTAAGGCTCCCCGTTATCTTTCACGCCGTCCCCGTCGCCGATCGGAAGCCTCGGGCGCGCAGGCATCTGTCCCCCGAATACTTTCTGTACGCCCTCCTGCAGCACCCGGTTAATCTCGGCTGCCATGGCCTGATAGGTGGCGGTATCGGTCTTTGGAATCAGCATGGTAATCTGGTATTTTGGCTCCCCGCCCCCTTGCGGGGCCTGTGGTTCAAATACAAAGGCGTAACTCGCCCGGAATACTCCTGTCAGCATGGTTTCATCCCCTCCTTATACGCATTGTCTCCCCCAAAATCCTGTTCCGGAGTGCTGTCTTTCACATAGGCCCGACGTTTATCCTCCTCCGGTGCAAGCGTTGGCTTTCCTTTCGGCTTATGCACAAACGGCAGAAGAATTCTGTCATAATCCTCCTTCGTGATCAGTTTCTCCGCCTGTGTCAGAGGGAGCGGCGTCTGTTCGTAAAACATTGCTTTTTTATAGCCGGCTTTCACCAGGGCATCATATGCCGCTTTTGCGTCAGTTAATTCCCTGTTGCTCCGTCCTTCCACTAACTTCCAGCCGGGGATGGTCTCCCCGTTTAAAAGTTTTTCCAGCGCCGCTTCCTGCACTTTTTTGATCCAAGGCAGGGCCTTTGCTAAAAGCGGCAGGATTTTTCCAATCTCCCCATTTGACAAAAGCGTCTCATCAGACATCTTTCCCGTAACCGGATCCGTATGCTCCTGCAGCACCGGCAGGTTCTCTTTCATACGCGCCCTGCAGGTCCCGGCGATACAACAGAAACAGTCATCGCACCAGGCTCCCGGCTTAAACTCCCCTTCTCCGCGGAAAGCCTTTTCAGCAGCCGGCTTAACCATGGTATCCGCCCAGGTACTGAGATCCCGGGTATTTGTCGCCCATGTGGAAAAATTATGTACCCGTGGCTGTACGATGTGGAAGTAAACATCCCGGATGGGGTAAATCATCCCATAAGCCGCCAGCGCACCCAGGGCATAAAGCCCCATCTGGCTGTTCTCTTCCGCACTTACAACGATCCCCTTGCCGTATTTGAAGTCCACTATATGCAGATCCGTCCCCGCGGCAATTATACAGTCAGCGGTTCCAAAGCCTTCCGGCGCTACATGGTCGTAAGATACCTGCTTTTCCACAGCGACATAGGGCGCGGATGCATACCCGTAAGCAATTTTCTGTACATAATCCGCATATTCATCCGTAAACCGGTCCATTTCCGGGCTGTACCGCTTATCTTTCTTTAGTTTGTTGATCGCGGTTTTAAACGTCCGGTCTGACATCCCCGGTTCTAAAAACAGCTTCCGCAGCTTTAATTCACAAAACTTGTGGGCCAGGGTTCCTTCTTCAGCTGCATCGGATGTGGTTTCTGGAAAATCGGCCCGGATCCGTGCGGACGAGGTGCAGTTCAGCCACTGTTTGGAACTGGACGCTGATAAAAGCGCATGGTTTCTTTTTTCCTCCGTACTCATATGGCGGCCCCCAGTCCACGAAGCTGTATCACCAGGTCCGGATACCGCTCCTTCGGCATCTGCATCAGGCTTCCAGCTCCAAACTGCGCAAGGATCTGCATCACCTGCGGCTGTTTCCCCTGGTCCACCAGTCCCGTCATGGCGACAGCAATCTGGTCATAGGTGTATTCCTGTGGCACCACGGTCGTCGGCAATGTCCCTCCGAGTGGGGGCACCGGCTGGGTTGGCAGAGTCCCTCCGATCGGGGGCGCTGGCTGCGTCGGAAGCATCCCGCCAAGCGGAGACGCCGGCTGGGCTGGCGAAGTCCCTCCAGGTGGGAGTGTTGACTGTGCCGCGTTTGCCCGACTGTTTGCAGATGCCAGGCTTGCTGTTACCCCTGACTTTCCCAGTGATTTTGCCAGATTGTTAATTGCCTCGGACAGGGAATCCAGTCCTTTGAAATTGACAGTTATCTCCATAAGTTTGTTCCTCTCTTTCTTTATTTTCTATATCCTCCCGGTCCTGACAGGTGCAGGATTCTCCGGGATCCAGGTTGGCCCCACAATAGGAGCATGTATGATAATAACTCATGAAAAAACCCCTGTTTTTGCTTCCTTCATTCCTGCAGCGCCCCCTTCTTTATGGCACACTCCGTACAAAGGATGGTGGCCCCCTGGGCAATCACGGCCTTAAGCAAAGGCCGCAGCCAACATTCCCGGCCGCACTCCGGACAGATCGTCAATTCCCAACCGGCATGCCCCCGCGGTACGTACTTCTTTAATGGCATACAGGCATAACCGCCGCGGTCTGATGCTTTCCGGGGTGTTATTTCTATGTTAATTTTCATCGGGTTTCTCCCTTTCTTTATAAAAAGTATGGTTTCCGTGCATGAAAAGCCGTTCAAGGTTCCGGCTGTGCCAGGTGCTTTCTCCCGGCTCCGGCGTTCTTTCAAAATACAGGGCGCCCTGGCTTTTGTCCCAGCCCGTTCCCTGTATAAGGGCAAGGGCCGCCCAGCAGTCTTCATCAGGCTCCACCCGGTTGTATCTTCCGTCACTATAAGAAGAAAAAGCGTTCTTTTCAGCTATTACCTCAGCAATCGTGCCGGGGAATTTCGGTGAGCGTACTCTGTTAAGTATGGTGAGAATGATAAGGGCTTTCCCTTCGGTGTCCTCACCTTCGGCCTCTGCCATGGCCATCCTGGCCAACATGCAGGCGTCCTCCATACCGCAGCCCGTGTCCGTAATCATCGGGACTGGCTCTGTCGGTTCTTCCCAGGTTTCCAATCCTGTCTCTGTAATTCCTGCGGCGGGAGCGGCTGACTGTTCCGCTGCCGTTTCTGGATCCGATGTTTCTATGTATTTTGGGGGCGCTGCAAATGAAGCTGAAACGGCATTAATTGAAAGAATAGCGGCGGTTATTCCCAGGCAGAGCGGCCGGCTGGCTGGAAGGATATGCTTAATCATCGTCACTGCCTCCTTCCACATCCATTTTCCGCTGTTCTATATCGTGAAGGAAAAGCGTTAAGGCGTCGACCAGGATCCTCTGCTTCCGCATGGTGCGCTCTGGCATTCCTCCGACTTCTCGGTACGCCTTTAAGTCGGCCTCGTGCTTTTCCAGCAGCTCCTCTACGTCGCGGATGCCGTAGTATTCCGGATCCGGCTGGAGCTGTTTATAGTTGGCGCCACTCGGTCCGCAATTCGCGCATAAATCTACGTTTCCGGTTAAAGTAGAAGCATTCGCGCAATCGTCGCATAACAGATCTTCGTCATCCTCGTGTTCGTCCCTGGCCTCTGCTGCCTCCTGGACCGGATCGTCTTTTGGCTCGTCCTCAACCTCCCGAAAATCGGCGTCTATGATGTCCGGATCCTGCTCCGGCTGCTCTTTGCCGCCCTGGTAGTCGAGGCTCCCGCCGCCTCTGTATGTGTTTTTCAATTTGTCCTTAAATGCTGCGGCTGTCAGTGTGTCGGTGGGCTTTATATGCTCGTAGTCATAAAATGCTTTTATGTCCCTGTCTGATGGCTCCGGCTTTCTTGCCTCGGCCTCCTGCTGCTGCCCCCGGAGCTCCTTCTGGATCTTTTTCTTCTCCGCCTCATCGCTTTTCTTTGCGACGTCGCAACGGGTAAAGCACGTTTTATGTTTACAGGTAAGGCAGCAGGGGTCCGGCTCCATATTACCCTTCAGAAACGGCGCAAGTTCCTGGTGTAAATGCTGGCACTCGTCACTGAACATCCCGACTTCTATGTCCTTCCGCTTTTCCTCATCCATTTGCGTACAAGAAAACGGCTTGCCCAGCGGGGCCGTTCTGCAGAGCCTTTCCTCTTGTCTTATAGGGCAGGGACGGGAACAGTTGAAACAATCGTATTTCCCGTCGCCGCATCCTGCTGAGGTAAGCAGGGAATCTTCTGGCCGGACAGTTTTATGAAGTCCGAAGAATGAAAGCGGCTCTTTTACAACTGCTTTCATCGCCCGTATCTCTCTTACGGTGGTTTCCTGCGTTACCTTCTCCAGCTCCTCGTCGGGAAGGCCCAGCATTTCCTGCAGCTTGCTTACGCCCATCCCGATGTATTTCTGTGCCATGTGTTCCCCGCCGTCAACGGAGAAGCGGGCGTTAATGGCCATAAACCGGCTCGCGCTGGAAGTACTGAGGCCGTATTCGCCTTTTGCAAAATCCCATATGCTCTTATAGCCGTCCTCCATGAAAAGAGCGTTTTCGCTGATCTGCCGAAGACAATAGCCGACTATGAAAAAGTTCTCAGAGGCGCTGTTTAAGTTGCTTTTTATGCTGTTCTTTAAATCCTGGTATTCCATATGGCCCCCTTTGCCTGCTGACTGACAGGATGTGCTTAATCATCGTTTTCCGCCTTAAACCGATATTCCATTAAATCCGCCAGCATTAAATATTCCGTGCCTTTTTGGCTGTTTGGGTATGTTTTACTTACTTTTTTGCGGAAATCATCCAGCGTTCCGTAAAAGCATCCGCATTTGACTCCTACGTCACCATCCCTCAGTCGGAAAAATGTCGTAGCACGGAATTCAGAACCAAACCCCTGAGCAATGGCGTAATCTGCGTCATTGCCGACTAAGGCGTCACCGACGATCCGGGCATTACCATAGACCTTAGCGATACCGCATACCTTGGCGTTACCACAGACCCGGGCGTTTTCGAAGACCTGGGCGTCATTGCAGACTTGGGCGTTTCCGTAGACCCAGGCGTTATCGCTGATCCCGGCGCTATCGTAGATCTGGGCGTTTCCGTAGACCCAGGCGTTATCATAGACCAGGGCATTACCGAATACCTTAGCACTACCGAAGATCTTGGCATCGCCGTATATCTCGGTACTATCGCAGATCTGGGTATCGCCGTATACCGCGGCGTTATTGTAAATCTGGGCACTATCGCAGACTTGGGCGTTGCTGAAGACCCAGGCATTATCGCGGATCCTGGCATTACCGCATACTTGGGCGTTACTACTTACCTTGGCGTTATCGTAAATCTGGGCACTATCGCAGACTTGGGCGTTACCACTTACCTTGGCATTATCGCGGATCCTGGCATTACCACACACTTGGGCGTCACAGTAGATCCAGGCGTTACCATCATGACTCAGATTTTCTTCTTTCTCCACAAATCCACCCAGCGCTCCGGCGGATACATCGCTAAATGATGTCAATGCTCTGATACGGAACAATTTGTTTCCTTTAAATGAAATACTTTCTGACGTTAATTCAAATTTCTTCATTGACTTTCCTCCTCATGTCTCCTATAATTAGGGCATGATTAATTTAATATGTTACTTTGATTCCCCAGGAGTCCCCCGCTCCTGGAGTTTCTTTTCCCACAGGATCCGGCATATGCAGCAGTTGTCTGATCTCCCCTGTCATCATTGCTCCAGGCCCCTTACCATGCTGCCATAACTGCCAATACAAACCCGGTTACTGTGCCGCCTGCCGTTATGATGAGTCCTAAGATTATGCCCCCGATCAGGATGCAGGCCATCCGGTAAAACCGCTCCTGCCAGCTCAGGCACTCCTCGGAAACCGCCCGCCGTGGGTCTGTCTGCACAGCGATATAGCTCAGGTTTGAAGGATTGGCATTTATGTACCTGATCACTCAGCTTACCTCCTCTCAAACCTGATCTCATACCCAGCCATGTGGGCGATAGCTGCCACTTTCCAAAACGGCAGACACGGGAGGCGCTTTTGCGATTTCATATTTCTGATCGTAGATGCTGCGAGATCAATCCGGCTGCACA